ATAAGCATCAAATAATTTTTTATTTGTAAAATAAAGGCTTCCCATACTTGCCTGAAATTCATTCCCCCCTAAAGAAACTCTATCATTCATATAATAATTAATATCAGTGTGCCAAGCACCACCAGGATTTTTTAATCTAATTTTATTTTTTTCTGCTGTTTGCACTGAAGCTTTTAGAAACTGCATTTCCATCCTAAGATTTTCCAATAACTCTTTATCCTTAGAAACAGACAAATCACTATGTAAAAAATCTGCTACAGTTGCTGGTAAATTCGCCATATCATAATCATTATTCACTATGCTCTTGTTCATAAATAAAGTATAAAGCTGCATTAAACTCTTTTGTGCTTTTTCAATATTCGGTTTAGGGTGTAAATGATTTTTTAAATCCACATACTCTTTAATTTGTGCAAAATCGTTAATGACTGCATTGAAAACATTGGATGTATAATTTGAATTTTTATTGGCTGCAGCGTGCATAAGTTCATGGGCAAAATCTATTAACGCCCTCTCATTTCGTATTGCTTGCATTGGATTAAACTTAATCACTCCATTATCATGTTTGGTGTTTTCTTTTGTCTGTATTTCTAATTTAACTTTCACTCTGGAAAAAAGTCTCTGCAAATCAGAATTATTTTTAACAAATTCTTCAATTTTATTCAAAAGAGGCTCTTTAAAATTCTTACTAACCAAGTCCATTACTTTTACATTTTCAAGCATATATTTAAAATTTTGTTCAAACTGTTTCTTTTCATCCTCACTTAATTCATTTATTGCAGGTTTTTCTATTGCCAAATCCTGCACTGCTTCATTTTTGGCATTCTCTTCAATTTCATTTTTAATCAATCGCTCTTCAATTTTTTCCAAATCATCTGTTCCCTTTGCATATTTTCCTGTTTTCTCATCAATTTCCATTAAATAGGGCAAAGCCACGCAGCGACAATTAAAATCCTTTCCTGGATGCAAATGAACTGCATCGGGGTCTCTTGCCACCCAAATTTTATTTCTGGTATCATAGCGAACAGTAGGGTCATCAAATCGGCAAATCAAACCATCCATTATGTCATGTCTGTTTGGCGGCTTTTTCCTCACCCTATCATCGCCGCTAGTGCTCCATTTGTAGCAGTCTATCCCAACTTCTTGCATTCTGTTTTGGTTTATTTCTGCATTCAAATTGGCACTTGCATTTCTCATTTCAAAAACTGCATGCTTTCTTGATATATCACCTGTGTATGCCTTGACTACATTCTCATAGGCTTTGCCCTCTGCTCTGGCATTGTTTATCAACTTGCCTATTTTTAGTTGCTGGTTCTGCTGTGCCTGCATCAGCCTCATTATCTGGTTTTTTCTCCAGTTGTCAAAAGTGGATGCCAGCCATTCTTCCTGCATGCCTGCTCTGTTTGGAAACTTTTTCATAAAATCCGCATAGCTATCAGCAGCGACTGCACCGCCTATTTTTGTAATCAAATCATTTACTTGGTCATAGGGGAAGTCATAGCCACTATACATTGACTTGAAAACTTTTCGCAAATCATTCTGCAAATTGCTGAAATTTGCCATTTAGTTTTCTCTCTTTGAGCAAACAGGCATAAAATTCAGCTTATTGTATTTTCGCTCATAGGCATTGCTCGCACCAGATAAAAGCATTCTGTATTTTTTGTAATTAAGCTCTGGTTTCTCTCTCTTGCTTTTATTCCATTGCACTATTTTTTCTTCAACATTGGCAATTTTCCTGCATAGCTTTTGAAAGAAAGAAAAATCATCTATAATCTTTTCAACACAGCTAACATTTTTTCTATATAGCTCAAATCGCAGATTATGCCATTCCTGCTTTTTCTCATAAAGATATTTAAGGGTAAAATCCAAAAGCGGCTCAAGCTCTGGGGGATAGTAAAGACTTTCACTCCAATAAGAGAATACATTTTTGTTTTTGCTCTGTGGCATTATTCCTCATTGCCTTCTGGCTTCTTTGCAAAATCTTGAAATTGCTCATCATCCATTTCACCCTGCACAGAAGTTTCTATGCTATATCCATTCACAAATCTATTGGTGCGAATTTCATCAGCGGTAAGCACACCCATATCAGAATAAATTTTATCAGTCTGTGCCTGTTTAAGCCTAACCTCAACTTGTTCGGCTTCCGTTGTGCTATCATCTTCCCAAACAATTTCATTCATCAAATCTGGGTCAAATTTGCTTTGCAATGCAATGCGTTTACCTACATCTCTTATAGTAGGAACTAAATAACCAGCACGCAAACCAGATAAAAATTTATTTAAATTTTTCTCATCACCTGTTCCTGTGCTAGTCAAACCGCCTTGCGCTCTGCCAAACAATTTGCTTTGAGGAATACTAGAGAATGAAGAAGCCAAATAAAACAAAAGCTCTACAAGAGTATCTAAACCGCTTACATTTGGGCTTTTGCTCTCAACTTTTTCCTCTCTGCCCAAAAAAGTGCCATGCACTACAGACCGCTGCATTTGGATAGCTTCCATTCTCGCTTCAAGTTTTTTCCAATCACCAGCCGCAACAATATCCTCCATATTGCTTAAAGTATAATCACTTTGCCCATATTGATTAAAAAGATTATAGCAAACATTTGGCACTTGACTAACTGCTGAACAAATATCATAGAGTTTTTCTATTTTGCTAATTCCCCACCACCACTGATTTAAATTATCTATATCTGTTAAAAAACTAGGTTTTCTTATTGCTATTGCTCTGGTGTAATGTATCATATAAGTTTCTATGCTGAAATTCTTTTTTATTTCATATTGTCTGGGTTTTCCATAATTCGGACTATTTGCATCACTCTCAAAATGCTCATTCTTTAAAACCACTAGGGCAGGGGATATTGGAGTAATGCCAAATATAGGTGAATTTTCTTTCAACTCTTGCTCATATTTGCCTTGTGCCTCCAACCTTAACAAGCAACCGCCGTCAATTATACATATTCGTAAAATTTCCTCCAACATCGTAGAGGGCAGGAATTTCAAAATTGCATCGCTCGCAAGGGTCTTTGCCTGCTTTTCACCCCTTTCCTTCAAATCGTCTTTCACAATTCCCACGCGCGCATGTGGGTTAGAATTGGTTTTAGCTACAACAGCCACTTGCTCTGTATCCAGTGGCAGCTGCCATTCACCTGCTTTGGACTCTTCAACATAGGTATCTATTACTCTTTGAATAAGAGAATCTGCCAAAACAAATTTATGCAGTTCATCATAGGACATCGGTTTATATGCAGGCTTGTTGTGCGTTAGTTTGTCTAAATGGTTGCCAAGCCCTGACATTACATTTTTCCAACCATCTTTTTTCAGGTTGTCTATCTGCTTTTTTAGCTCGGATACAATGGCTTGCATTTCATCATTCTTTGTATTGCCCATATTCATTTCTCCCTATTGAATGTTAAAGGATTGTCTGTATAATCAATGATTGTATTTGTTTCCAATTTGCAAAGTTTTATTCTCTCTCCGCAGTGTTTGCATTTTATTTTAAGTTCATGCCAATTTGTTTTCTCCATATTGAATATGTAGATTTTCGCTGGCGGCTCGCAGGCACAAAAGCCTCTTGCCAAAGCTCTGTTATTGCTTTCGTTTTCCATTGCTCATTCCTTTGCTGAACATTTCTGATAATTCTTTTTCTTCATCTTTGGATAGATTTAGAGTTAATTCTGATTTTATCGGTGATGCTATGCCTACATAGTCTCCAAGTATTTTCACCGCCGCCATTCTATCCACCAATTCAACTTTCATTCCATCCTTGCCCGTTTTTATCCCATTCACTATTCTCCTTAATGGCAATGGCAAATTTTCCAAATCTGTTCTTAGTTCCCCTTTGGTGTTTATTATCTCCGCTGGGTCAAAAAATGCCTGCTCTTGCAGAATTTCCAAAAGTCTTTGCTTCATGTCATCTTTTTTATACAAGAAAAATCTGTTTAGAATAGTCTCTGCCGCTTCTTTTATTCTTGGGTCTGAATTTAGGCAAAGATTATTGTAATAGGCATCTGTTCCCCGCTGTATCTCATTCAAAGGTATTTTATAGGCTTGCGAATACGCCTGCTTTCCATCACGCCCATTCAAAATGTAGAATATGGAATACAGAGCCTCTTCCTTAGTCAATTTTATCTTTTCATACTCTGGGAGAAACTGCGCTATCAAATCATAAGACTTTGCAGGCTTCTCTTTGGGTGCTCTTTGCTTTTTTATCCTCTGCGGCTTTGCCATAGGGATAATATACAGAATGTTTTACATAGAAATAAATTTTCAGGGTTTTTAGTTTTTAATGCAACGAACAGAGAATAAATTTGATTTTCCTCCATTATTTCTATGCACATCGCTACTGCGTGATGTCATTTCTACATAAAAAGCACCTCGCTCATCATATTCTTTAGAACTCCACCAAAAACCATTGTTTTTAAAACTTTGGAATCTTTTATCAGAAGAATGCCAAAATCCACAAGGAAGAGCAGCAAAACCAAAATTATCTGAACCTACTTTGCCACTATATCTTTCCCAAAGTTCAACTGCTTTCAATTTTATACCAGCATCAAAAAATTTAACAACTTTAGGCTCAACATTCGCAGAAATTCCAGCACGTTCATACTGAAAACGAACCATATCTGCCATAGCTGTATCAGCATAAGAAATAGTATCACCAACAAAATTAATCAAAGTAATCCATTCGCCATCACTAGGCAAATGCCACCCAGAAGGACAAGCATTTAATGCTGTTTTCCAATCATACAATCTACTACCATATTCATTGCAGTAAAATGAACTATTATCATAACATCTACTGCCTTCTGCATTGTAGTTCAGATTTTCTGCCATCCAAACCTGCTCACCAATTTTAACGGCTTTGTATTTTTTGCCGTCTCTATTATCAGTGAAAGAACTTTGAGAAAAAACTTGCACTGCAAAAAGAGCAAGAGCTATTGTTAGCTTTTTGGAAAAATTGCTATTTTTCATATTTTACCACCATTTTAAACAAGTTGTCTGCATGTGAATTTATATCACTCAAATTTTCAATCTCAACTCTATTTCTTTTTCCATCTATTGGAATATCTATATATTTTCCCGATGTTTTTAGCCACAATCGGCATATAGTTTTCTTTTCATCTAATTTAATGCTGATATATTCCGATTTATTTACGCAATGCAACCTATCTGCATAGCGGCTTAGTATCGCTTTTACAATTTTAAACCCTTCCATTTCTTCTTCATTCAGTTTTGGCTCTGGCTCAATTTCAGTATCTACTTTTGGCATATCTATTGCAATATTTCCGTTTTGTTTTTTAGCTAATTCCAAAAGGTCTTCAATTTTTTCATTTATTATCTGTGTAAATGAGCATTTTACCAAATCAGTAAAAAAGTCAAGCCATTTTTGATTTATAGTGCCAGAATAAACCTGCTTTGCGAGAACTCTTACAAGATTTTCACTTGGATTTTCCATTTCAGTCTTTATTGCAGCTTTTAATTCATTCTTATATTTCAAATCCCGTGCTTTAATAGAAATGGCTTCCAAATCAAAATATGATTTATGAAATTTTTTGACATCTTCTATTATATCATCATTAAGCCGCTCAAAATTTATTTCCAAAAATGGCTTCTCATCCATTTTGTTAGGTGCTACCAAATCGGAATAAAAAAGATACTCTATGCCATTTGTCAAAATTGCAAACTTGGCTTTTGATACATGGAAATACCGCAATAGTTGCCCGCCATGCAAATTCAAATTCTGCCTCCAATGCTTGCATTCAATCAAAATTATAGGCTCTCCATCTTTGAGTATGGCATAGTCTATTTTTTCTCCCTTCTTAATGCCAGCATCGCAAGTGTATTCTGGCACAACCTCTGCTAGGTTTGAGGTATCATAACCCAAAGCCTTGATAAAAGGCACTATAAATGCCATTTTAGTTGCAGCCTCTGTTTGAGCAGTCTCTTTTTGACTGCAAACTTTTTCACCGAGTTGTTTCAATTCATCTTTAAAATCCATAATCTACCCAAATTATAGCGAATATGAAAGATAATATAGAAATAAACGAAAAACCATACAAATTGAAAATAATTTGTATGGTTTTCATAAAGTTAGTATTAAATCTATTACACTGCAATTTTAAGCCGTTTCCAAGCCGCTAAGGTTTTTGGTTCATAAACGGATAGATATTTATTTAATTGAGCCGTAGTAAAGCCCAGAGCCTCTGCAATTAAAGCCATATCCCTGCGAACTTTTTTCTTCATATCCTTTGCAAGCTCTTTCAAGGCTTTTGGGAGTAATTGGCTTTTGACTGTTATGCGGTTGCTTTTTTCTCTCACATAGGTTTCCACTCTATTCAAAATCAAATTTGAAGCGGCTTTGGCTTGCTGTGCAGCTTTGACTATCGCCTGTGGGTCATTCTTAATCGCCTTTCTCCAACCCTGTATATAGGCAGCTGCATTTTTGAAAGTTTTTGCCGTCTCCAAACCAACAACTGCCATGATATTTGCAGCAGATATTTCAGCACACAATTCCTCTCTGCCATAGTTTTCAGAGCCAAAAGCGGCTTCACTGAAATTGGGTCTGTTTAATCTGGCACTATGTCCAGTTGAATGAGCCATTTCGTGAAAAGCTACGGAGTAGAAAGAATTTGCATCTACAAATTGATTCAGCTCTGGCAATGTAATCATATCTTTAACTGCACTATAAAAAGCCCTATTGCTTTTTTTAATTGATAGAATTACCTTTGAACGCTCAACATAATCTTTCATTATGGCTTCTGCTTTTTCAATAGGGTTGTTTTCTATTTTCTCTTCTTTTATTTTGGTCTCAATGCCAGAAACTTGGGATAGGTGATAAACCTCATAAAATCTCAAAAAAGTGCAAATATGTGTTTTGCTGGTTGTTTCAGTTTTCCCATTTTTGCCCTTTTTGGTTTTTGTTTTCTCAACACCAAATTTTTTAGTGAAAACAACTTGATGCGGTTTTTCACCCTTTTTAATCTCACCGCCCAAATTCTCAATTTGCTTTGCGCTCAAATACTCACCAGGCAAAGGCAAAAGCATTGAATTAAGCATTGAATAGGGTCTGCGTGAAACATAGTTAATCGCTGGGTTTGTAAATGCCCAGGGTCTAGCCCACGGAATTTCTCCCTTGTCTAGTTGCGCAACTATGCGATTTGTGATTTTCTGATAAATGTCCTGTGCAGACTGGACATTTTTCGTGGCTTTGGCGGCGGCTTTAACAGCGGCTTTTTTCATCTTACAACTCCTACTGCTCAAATGTGCAGTTGTTTTTGGTTACATAGGAAAATATACATTATTTTTCAAAGGTTGGCACACTTTTTGCTATTTTTTTATTTTTCTTGAAAACGGCGAATTTTCGCCAATTTCAAAGGTTTTGGGGAAAGATTTTGCAGGGGAGAGCCTCATAGAGAGGGTCTAAAAGTGGTCTAAAATAGCTTTGAGCGCAAAAACCTATATTATAGGGTCTAATAGGCTCAAAGCCTTTGTAAAGGCTCATAATACCCCTAAAACAAAGCCCATAACAGCACCGGTGCAAGCCATTAAAAACAAACCTATGATTATACCCATAAACCATAGAAAAATTACATCTGCCTCATCTAAATTCATTTAGCCTTGCCCCTCTTTTTCATTGTTTTTTTTTCATTCTCTTGTTCCGCAGGTTTTTCATTATCTTTTGGTGGATACTCTGCAACTCTTATTTTCCCAAGCAAAATTGAAAATTTAAAATAATCATGCTCATTTTCATAACCGCCTCTATTATTATGTTCAGGCTCTTTTAATTTCTTAATGCTCCTGCCGTGCAAAAACGCCAATTCCTTTGTATGCCAAACTTCCCAATCAGTCTCAAAAAATGCCCCAACTAATTCCAGCCATTTGTAATTAACGCAACACTTATTAAAAAACACAAAGAATATATCTGAAACCAAAGAGCTATCATATTTTTTATCATAAAAAGTAAATTGCCCTTGCGGTCTTTCAATTTTCTCCAAATTTTCCGTTGGCAAAACGGATTTCCAATTTACATAATTATCTATCTCCACTTTTTCCAAAATTAAATCGCTCTTTGATTTTTTGGCTATTTTGTAATAACCAATTTCAAGCGGGCAATTTTCTTTATATCTAACTACTGCCATTCTATTTGAATCTGTGCTAACGCAATAAATTATTCCATCTACGTCTTCAACTTTTATTATTCCGTTTAAACTTTTCCTATCACACTCTCCAACATTGAAACAAAGCCAAGCCAATGCTGAAAATTCTGAGTGAATTTTATTATTGAAATGTATCACCATAAAAACTCCTATTGGTTATTCACATTATTATACAGCAATGAAAAAAAAAATAACATTCAAGCTAAAAATCAACACCTTTTTCATAAGCCCCCCCCCTTATATCTTTCGTTTCTATCGGATTTGCTATCAAAGTATCATAATCCAATCTGCCTGCCTTGCGAATATGATAAAACGCTTTTCTATTGTTTATTTTATTTTTAGCCCAAATAAGTCGCTGGTCTTTATTTCGTTTATCCTCTGAATTTGGGTCTAGGTATAACATGCAATAGGGGAATATTCTCCTATCATAATTGGCTAATTCAACTATTGTATGCAAATCACTTATTTCCTTAATCAGAACATAAATATAAATTCTCTGGTTTAACGGCTTCAAAAAATCTATGCACCTTTTGGCAGCAGCCACCTCACTGGCATGGTCGCAGGCTATTGTAAGCTCTTGGGCATTCATTTGCTCAAGCATCTTTGCTATTTCTTTGTCAATGTAGTATTTATCCATTCCCTGCTTAAACACAATAGACTGCTTGGCATACTTTTTCATTTTTTCCTTGTAAAGCTCTTCAAAAAATTCTCGCTTCGCAAGAACATTATTGTCAAGGCAGATTATTTTATGAAACTTTGGCTCAACAAATTCCGCCAAATCCGCATGCCTATGTATCTTGCCTTCTTTTTTGCTAACTATGCAAAAACTGCATTTCTTTATGCAGCCTCTAGTGTAAAAACCAACAGAATAATTCACATCAGGATAAAGTGAATATCTAGGTTTGCAATGCTCAATTTCATCTGGCAAATTTTTATTTATGTCAAAAGCACTGCCACCTTTTTCCAAATTTGCTATCGGTGGAAATTCATAAGGTGAAAAACTAAAAACCTTTGAGGCATAAACTTGGTCATAAGCCTTGCCATGTTTGAACATTTCCGCATCTTTGTAAAACCCTGCGAGCTTCATTAAAGCAAGATTTGGAAAATTTGATTTATCACAGTCTATTAAACCTATTGCCATATTTACCTCAAATTTTTGGCAAATAAAAAAAAAGGCAAGCAGCAGATTTTACATTCACATTAAAGAGCTATTTTATGAACTCCATTTTCTCTGCTGCCGCCTTAGTTTTATTCCTCACTTGTTGTTTCCTCTTCATTATTCTCTGGAATTTCCGCTATTTCTGGTTCTTCCTTTTTGGCAGATTTTTTTGCATGAGTTTTGCCACCAGATTTTTTAGATGCTGGTGCTTTTTTCTCTGCCTTTTTATTATCACCAGCATCTTTCTTTGGCAAAGACTTCCAAGCCTCATAAGTCTCTTTTTCATAGTGTGAAACATATTTCACAACTTGCTTTGCATCAAAGCCTACAAGCTCTGCTATATCACTTACAGACCGCTTTAAACCTGCTTTGGTATCTTTCTCAAACTCTGCTAAAACAGGCGGCAAAAGCCTATTTTTTATGCTGTCCCCAGAGCTTTTTTTAGCGGCTTTGGCATCAGCCACTTTTTTGCCTGCACCTATATCTGAAAGAGTTTCAGCATTAGCCGATTTGCCTGTTTGCTGGACTGTTTTCTTCAAAGTTTTATGTGGTGCAGGTTTGCCCTTTGATTTGGCAGCACTCTTTTTAGTCGCTGCTGGTTTTTTCTTGCTCATAGATTTCTCCAAGTTTTGCGAATTTCTCCGCTGTGTTTCTACACTATTATACATCTGGAAAACAAAAATAACATTCAAGGCAAGATATTTTCTAGCTTTAAATGAAAAAAGCCCTTTTTGCAGGGCTTGGGAGTTATTTTAATTCTTTTGAAAATCTATATCTGCCTTTTTTCTTTGTGATTAAATAACCTTCAATTATTTTAAGACTGCTCATATCTTTGATTTGCCATGTTTTTGAATCAACTGGAACAGGCAACCAATTACTGCTATAAAAATAGCGGTTTATTAACTTGCTTATTCCCTCTAATGTAGGGGAACTTCCCAATAATCCTGTGCTTGTCATTTTGTATCTCCACGCCTGTGTTTTTGTTTTTCGCAAGGGCATTTTCCACAATCAAGCAAACAAACATTCAAACTTGGCACATAATAAACACAATCTACCTTTCTCTCATTCATAAAAGCTCCCACTGAATATCAGCAAAATGAGTTCCCTCATCTATTTCATTTTGATGAGAACTAGGGCTAGTCTCATAATTTGCCCCGCATTTAGTGCATTCACGCACTCCATAATTATGAATATAATGCTCATCACATTCGCAATCCCAATAGTCATCATTTGTTGTCATACAGCCTCCTTTATCTGGTGGTTTTGGTAGCTCTCTACAACGTATCTAATTTTATCTAAATTTTTCTCACCCTTTGAAAGCCTAAATCTATAAACCCAAGCAGCATTTGAATACTCGTTGCTATATTCCACACCACTCTCATCCATAAGCTCTTTAACTAACCTGCAATCCCTCTCTGAATTCCAATTATAGTAAATCCAAATCCCTATGCCATATTCAGTAGGATAAACAGACCAGCTTTTGTCTAAACCTTTGGCATTTATGAGCCGTCTAAACTCACTAGCAAAACGGCTATACTCTGTGGCAGGCAATAAAGCAGTAGCCTCTTCAACTATCTTTGCCGCTTCCTTTCCCTCTGAATAATCTATCCATTTGCCGATGCGACCTCTGCTAATCTTTAAGCCAATAATAGAACCATACCAAGCCCTATCCCAGCTATCCAATTTGTAATCACGCTTCCGCTCTTTTGGGTTATATGGATAGCCCAAATTTGAATACTTCAACTTTTTGATTACAAAACCTGCTGGCTCTAAAAATCCATCTTCCAATGCTTTGATACCAGCAAAAATTTCATCCCATTGCTCTTTGGTTTTTCTACATTCACTCATTTTGCACCTCCGCTTTTTCTTTGTAGCATTTCTCTCTTAGTTTTTTCTGCTCTTTCAAAATCAAAACCACAGCTTTTTAATCTAGCAGTTCTTCTGATTTCTAATTCTGCTTCTGTAAATTGTTTCATTTTACACCCCCTCTACATTTAAAGGTTTAAATGCATTTCCGATATAATTTATGCTAACCTTAGCTTCACCATAAGAATTTTCCCTTTTTACTATTATGCTCTTTGAGTTTATCTTATGTATTATTGCTTCAAACCATTCACCTTTGCCATAAGAACCACGAGAATTTTTACTATACCAGTAATTGGAATGAATTAGAATTTTTTCACCCTCTATAAGGCTTAAATTCCCCAATCTTATAGCTTGCTCTAAATGCTCAATTTCCCTTCTTAAAGCTCCTATGCTTTCTCCATCTGCCTTAACTGCTTCTAATTCTTTTATATGTTTATCAACAACAGATAGATAGTATTCATAAGCTTCAACAACATCTTCGCTTATGCAGAAGTCTGCGAACTCTTTTATTGTATCTGCTAAAGAACCCACATCACAACCATTGCCCTCATCTCTAATAGCTTCTAATGTTATTTCCATTTTCTTTATGGTATATTTAGAGCCTGTGGAAACATCGGCTTCTTTATTTATAGAAGCCTTCAACCGCTGCCCAGAACTTTTCTGCAACACCACCAAATAGGCATTGTCCTTTAAACACCACCTTCTAAAATCTGCACTTAATCTAGGGCTATCCCAACCGCCTATATTAAAGCGGCTTAGTGCATTAGAAAACCAAGCCTCTTGGTCTTGTAGAACTGATTGCAGTTCTTTTGACTTAGAATCTCTAAAAGCTTCAGCCGTCTGCATAGTGGCTTTTAAGCTATTGAGAATTATGGCTTTGCTTGCGAGTTCCGCATGGGTTAAATAGTGCGGATTACCTTGCTTTTTCTGCTCTTTCATCTTACAACTCCTACTGCTCAAATGTGCAGTTGTTTTTGGTTACATAGGAAAATATACATTATTTTTCAAAGGTTGGCACACTTTTTGCTATTTTTTTTTATTTTTCTTGAAAACGGCGAATTTTCGCCAATTTCAAAGGTTTTGGGGAAAGATTTTGCAGGGGAGAGCCTCATAGAGAGGGTCTGGGTATAGAAAAACCCCCATGCCGCAGGAATTGTTAATATGTAACCAAAAACAAACAGGGCATGGGGGCGAACCATAATATACAAACCTTATTTTGCTACTTTAAACCCTTGCAAAGAGCTTAGAGTAGTCTCATATATAGCCAAATTTCGTGCAAAAAGCCGCTGAAAATAGCCTTTCAAAGTGGCTTCAACTAAATCATAGCTATCATCAATTTCAAGAGCTTCCCAACGCTCTACAAGCCCTCTCCAATAGATTTTAGCATTATTCCATATATAGTTGGCAGTTGCCCCAAAAGCCGCTGAAAATAGCTTCACAGGGCTACGCTTTTTTAGCTCTATCTGAACCAAAAAAATGTTTAACAACCTTTCCTGCTGTGGCGTTTTAGCCTCAACATTATCATAGGCAAATTTTTTTCTATATCCTGCCAACCAACAAGGTTTTTTCTTAGCCACTTTTTTTTCACTCATGCTAAATCTCCCTTTAACTTTGAATTTCCACATCTTTAACACACCTAACGCTGAATAAGCCTTTTTTATTATTACTATTTCTAAGCACATTTTCATAAGTGCTTCTAATTCCCCTAGTGAAAACTTGGTTGGAGTCTTCAGTTGCACTCCACCAAGTGCCAAAATCTTCCAAATCATAAAACATCAAATCATTTGTTCCAAAACCAGCAGGCATAGCAGCAAAACCAAATTCATCTGTTCCGTTTCCATCATTTTTCCAGCCTTCACTCGCTTTTAACTTTGCACTTTCACCATTTGCATAATCTATGAGCGTTTGCCATTCTGCATCACTAGGCAAGCGCCAACCAGCAGGAACAGCCGCCTTTGCTGCTTCCCAATTATACAAAAATCCATATTTATCCAAATTATCCATTATATTCATATAAACAAAGCATTTATGATTTGCATCATAAACATTTATGCAAAATGCCAGATTTTCAGCAAACCAAACTTGACTGCCTATTCTTACAGTCTTGTATTTTTTGCCGTCTCTAAGGTCTAAAAAACTATCATCACTCATTATATTCTCCTTTATTTATATTATACATCTCGCCGTCAAAAATAACATTCAAGCTATAACTCATATAAAACACTCCTTTTTGAAACCGCACCTGTTTCCCTCAACCAACTTGCAAGGCTATCTGGCGCATCATCGTGGCTTGCCTGCTCATTATATTCTAAAATCTGAAGCATATAGTCATCATTCGTTTGATTGCTGAAATAAATTTCTTTCCATTTATCTGTTATTATTGTTGAAATTTTTATGTGTTTATTCACGCTCTCATGGTAAGAATGAAAAGCTATGTTTGGAAACGCATTTTGAAAAATCGGTATGCTCAAACCTTTATCTGAATTGCTCTCAATGAAAACTTTCCGCACTTTATACTTTATGAAAAATCTTGCAAAAGTTGGAATTAAATCTTGAAAATGCTTTTGCTCTGCATAGCCAAAAATATGATATTTGTTTATATGAAGTGCTCCTATTGTTAATGCTGTAAAATCATCACCAGTGTATCGCAAATCTATATGAGCAGTTGTATGCACATTTGGAAAAATATCATATTGTGGATTTTGAAACAGAAAACTTTCACTAGGCAAATGCTTCAAAAGATAATTCACAGAAAACAAACTAGCTGGCATTCTTCGCTGTTTATCCTCTATCTGCTTCTTTGTCAAAATACCTGTGGAATAAACATCATTTTTCCTTATATTGTCAAAAATAGGCTTATCATCTGCATCTTTAATTGAAAAAGCATCAGCCTCATGCCAGGGAGTTCCTATAAGAATAAATCTGCCTTCACTTTCTAAAATGTTGTCTATTATTTCTTGGCAAAACAAATTCACGCTCTCACGCACTGCTTTTGAAATTCTGCTGTGAATAGTCACAATATCATCACAAATTATCAAATCATAATGTGTTCCTGTGGGTATTTGCGCCACTCCATAAGCATCTAAATTACCCTCTTTTTTGAACTCACTGCGAAAATTCCAACTCACAGATTCCTTTCTATTCACAATTTCAAATATTGGCTGTTTGTAAATCAGTTTTGCAACACTTTGATATGCAGAAGTTCTCATTATTTTCTTAACTGTATCAAATTGGCGGCAAGCCTCTGTATATGTTTCCTTTACCAATGCAACTCTATGATTTGGGTGGTATAAAAGATACAAAGGCAAACCGATTTCAATTAAAGCCGTTGATTTGTATGCGCCTCTATGGGCTTGAAATGCTGTTAGTTTATCTTGGTTGCCAAAAACATCTCTAATCCACTCGCTGTGCAATTCGGTTAGCTTATCTTTGCCAACCAAATGCCCTAGCAAATGCGGACTATTCAAAATTTTTTCCAATAACAACATTTCAAGAGCCTCATATTTTTCAGTCCTGCAGGCAACGAACGCTAAACAGGCAAGACTTACTGCTGCGGTTCCTATACACATCCTCATAACTGTAAAACATGCTTCGGTAGCAAGCGTTAGTAGAGGAATACTCAGTAGAAGTCCAAAATGTTGCATCTTCACCCATGTCAAAAAATTCACCAGAGGAATTTCCATAACCAGCAGGCAAAGCAGAGAACCCATAATTGTCTGTTCCGTTCCCATCATTTTTCCAACCGCTTTTTGCTTTTAAAAATAATGCAATATATTCTCGGTCTGTTGTATTTTTACCCATAATGAAAGCACATAAGTTTTCCCATTCATCATTAGTAGGTAAATGCCAACCTACTGGAACAGCGAGCTTTGCAGTTTCCCAATCATAAAGCCTGCCATATTTAGCAAGATTTTCAAAGTCATTTTTATAGACTTTGCTCCCAACATAATCAAATGCCAAATTTTCCGCAAGCCATATCTGCTTACCGATTTTTACAGTTTTGTAAATCCTGCCATCTCTCTTATCTGTAAAAGTTCCATACTCTAGTGTAGTTTCAACTTTTGCACTTTTGATTAAAGGACATTCATCACAATGGGGGCATTTTTTTATTTGCTCTAAAATCACACATTCACTCATTTTGCCCTCCTTGAAAAATAACTTTTCAATTCAGCAAGCTGCAAATAAATCTGTGCACTTGGCAAACCTGTGTAATTTGACAAATCTTTCAAACTTTTTGACATGAGTGAAAGTTTGCCGTCTTTGGAATAAAAGCCATAGCCCATAACTATTGCATGAGATAAAGCCTTCAAATGCTTTGGAACTTCCAAATGGTTTTCTTTTGCTGGTGCTGGAACTTGCAAATAAACTTCATCTGGTATTGAAGCAAAAAATTCGTTCTCCCTATGTGCCCAACTATAAAGACCCTGTAATTGGGAATAAAGATACGTAGAGAATTTCGCATCTTTGGTATCATCATAGGATTGAATGCTATCCCACTGAATTTCTTCAGCTTTTTGCTGGCAATGCTTCAAGTCCATGTTATAGTTTATCGCCACACGCATTGCGAAGAAATAAACCATTCTCGCTGTGGATTTTTTCAAATCCATCCAGTTTTTATTCGTTTTCATAAAGCCTCCCGACTTTAGCTCCCGACTTGTTATTTATCCCTCTAGCCTGCGGGAGGCGAAGACTAGAGGGCTTTTAACATGGGACTTTTCCTGCTCTGGCGGCGATGACCCAGGCGGCGGTTCTTGCAGTATAAACGGCGTACCCGTTAAAATAGGTAGCCAAACATGGATGTCAGAG